CGGGTATCGAGGCAGGTTCGGGTATCGAGGCAGGTTTATATATTATTTGTAAATTAACCTTATCTTCAAAACTCCGTATTTTCGCAGGACTTTGTATCTGGAAAATCCCAAGCGAAGAAGAAAAAACTATTATCTGTAAAAAATTAGTCCAGGGTGAAGTCGCTTACGGAATATTGAAAGAGTTAAAATGAATGTTCAGAAGAGGGAGTATATCGGGGGGAGAAGATGAAACTTACCCAAAAACATTTTCAGTTATTCAGAGCAGAGTGTGAGAAGAATTTAGATTTGTTAGGTCTAAAATCCTGGAAAGTATATTATCAGTTTAAGCCCTTAAAAGACGCTTTTGGTAATGCTCAATGGAGTTATTCCGGCAGAGTTGCTACTATAACCCTTGCGACAGATTTTCCTAAACCGTTTGATAATCTGGAACAGCAGATAAAAGAAACAGCTTTACACGAATGTCTTGAGGTATTACTTAGTCCCTTAACTTCTCTGGCGCAGGACAGGACATTCGACAAGATTGATTTTGATAAAGAAGTCCATAGCATAATCAGAACATTGGAAAGGGTGGTGGGGGAGTGAGTATTCAGTTAATCTTAGGTGACTGCCTGGAAGAAATGAAGAATATGCCGGATAAGTCTATTGACCTAATTTTAACCGATCCTCCCTACGGGATAAGTTTTAAGTCTTCCCGGCAGACTTATCAAAGAAAAATTGAGAATGACGGATTTGATGACTGGTTATCTTTATTACCAAAGATGTTAACCGAATTTAAGCGTGTTCTGACAGATACTGGTTGTTGTTGTTGTTGTGGTGGTGGTGGAAAAACTCCAGTTACCGCAATTTTCACTATTGAAGCCATAAAACATTTTAACCTTATTCAGACCTTGGTTTGGCGTAAGTTTGTCGGGTTAGGTTGGCGGTATAGACCTGCTTATGAAAATATAGTTATTTTAAGCAAGGATAAGGATAATTATAACTTTTACGATACAAGCAAGAAGTGTGCGAATGTAATTGAAGGCATAAATCAAGATATTCCTAATGCCAAAAAAGACGGAAAATTACAAGACCATCCTACACAGAAACCAATAACTTTAATGAAAAAATTAATCGAAATACATAGTTTAAAAGAACATACAGTTTTAGATCCCTTTATGGGAGGAGGAAGCACGGGAATAGCTTGTCGTGAATTAGGAAGAAAATTTATTGGAATTGAAATTGACGAAGCTTATTTTAAATTAGCCGAACATCGTATTAACCAAACAACGCAGGAATTATTTATAAAATGATTATCCTAACCCTTATCTCCTTAATCGGCATAATTCTCAATATCAAGAAGAAAAAGTCTTGCTTTGTTCTGTGGATTATAACCAATGGTTGTTGGGCTGTTTACGATTTTAAGATTGGGGCGTGGGAGCAGGGAGTATTATTTACGGTGTATTTTTTATTAGCAATCTGGGGAATTATGGAGTGGGGAAAATGCTAATCCCTAAACACTCAAAGAAGACTTTAAATATAGTTAAGGCGGGGTGGTTAGAATGTTAGAGAAAGATATACAGTTGCAGATAATTCATTATCTTAAGGCAAGGGGTGCGGTTGTCGGAAAGACTAAAACAATGGGAGTTAAGCGTGGGCGTTCATTCTGCTTTGACCCATACACGTTTAGGGGCTTTCCAGATTTATGCGTTTTTATTAAGCACAAATTTTATTTTATTGAAGTTAAGGCGGAAAAAGGCGTGCAGTCCCCGGAGCAGAAAGAATTTCAGCGATTAGCCGAAGATGCCGGCTTGACTTATATTTTAGCAAGAAGCCTGGATGATGTAATAAATGCGTTGGGAAAAGATTGAGGTTAAAATAATATTGAGGGCGGCGTGGCGTAAAGCCAGGAGTTGGAAACCTTCAAGACGCAAACACAGCGAAGCGTGCGCGGATGATAAAACCATCCAATAAATACCGACTTGGTTAAACAACTGTTTGCCGCCGCCTTTACTAAAACGAGAGGATTAAAATGACAACCAGGATTATAAACAGAAAGTGAGGGATGAAGCATGGCAAAGAAACCAATCGATTATAAAACCATTAAACAAAAGTTTAAAAAATGGGGGGTCGCCATGCCAGAGCAATGTCCTTACTGCGGAATAAGGCCAAAAAAGAGAAAGACCTGCGGACATCCGGAGTGCCAATATAAGTATCATATTGAGCAGGGAAGGAAATACTGGGATAAGAATTATAGAAAGACAGACCAAGTGAGGAAGTCAAGAGTTAATGTATCATAAGGAGTATGCGGGGAGATAAAACCAGGAGAAGAAATAATGGCTAAAGAAGGAGCATGGTTTTTATTAAAAGAAGAAATAAAGACCTTAATTATGTCTTTCCAGCAAGAAAGATTTGGAAAGACCAATGAAGCATTAAGTGAAGATTTAGCAGGATACATAGCTGAGACTTTATCAAAAAAAGTCGCAATATCCAAATATGAGAAAAGACCAAAGAAGCATTTTAAAATAGAAGCAAGTTTGCCCGGTTATTTATATAAAAATAGCCTTAAGTCTGTCTTGAAATCAAGAAGGCCAATTTGTTAACAATTCCCTCGCGCGGTAAGAGTTACTATATCTTGTTAGTTTTAATTGACCTTATCGGATTTTCTGATATATACTTATAGCGGTTAGGGTCGCTCCCTGACTAAGTAGATTGAAGCCGTAATCCGTTGTCAACGGCAATGGGTTACGGTTTTTTTTATTGTCAGATTGCCAATGTATAAAAAGAGATTAAAGATAAAACCAGTCATTAAATTACTTCGCGCGGGCGAGAATGTCTATGACGCCTGTGCAAAATCAAAAATATCTTACCGAACATTCAAGAGGTGGCAGGATGCAACGCCTCGCCTATCTCGTATCGTTGAACTCGCTAAAGAAGTATCGGAAGGCCAAAGAATTCAAAATGTAAAAGCCTCGCTTTATAAACGGGCGGTAGGATATAAATACCGTGAAGTAACTATTGAGCGCAGCATCTCTAATCCTAAAGTTAAGGTTAGAAAAATAGTCATTAAGCAGCTCGCACCTGATCCGACCGCCGCGATGTTTTATTTAATGAATAAAGCCCCCGATGAATGGGCTGACAAGCGCGCGTTGGTCAATAACTACAATGTCATCAAAAATACCGTTAATCCTTTAGGCGCATTAAAAGACGAGGAGTTAGATGGAATCCTTAATGGAATCCTTAAACGCCCAGCAATTGTCCCGGGCAGATAAAGAAAAGATAATCTCTGTTTATGCCGAGAAAGCGCGCCGGTATTTAGCTGATTACGGACGGTATATGGATAAGAATTACCAAACTCCTTCGCACCTGGTGAATCTTATCAATGAGCTTGAAGCCGTGGAGCGCGGCGAGTTAAAACGGCTTATGGTTTTTATGCCGCCAAGGTCCGGTAAATCCGAAACTATCTCCCGTAAATTTCCTGGTATCTCGGTAAACATCCCGACAATAATGTGATTATGGCTTCTTATGCTTTTTCTTTGGTGAGAGGTTTTTCCAAAGATGTCAGGGACGCCATTGAGGAGCGTAAATACAAGACGATTTTTAATATTTGCACGGCCGATGATGCGCGTCAGATTAAGGATTGGGATATTGCCCAACATCGTGGCGGGTTGCTTGCTCAAGGCGTAGGCGGTGCTATAACCGGATATGGAGCGCATTTATTCATCATAGACGACCCGTTTAAGGACCAGAAAGAGGCTGATTCAGAGCTTATCCGGAATAATGCTTGGGATTGGTATAAAAGCGTTGTTTTGACGCGCCTTGAGCCAAATGCGTCCATAATTCTTGTTATGACCAGATGGCATCAGGATGACCTTGCTGGCCGTATTCTTAAAGAAGAAAAAGAGTTCGGGACGCACGATTGGAAAGTTATAAATTATCCGGCCCTGGCAACCGCTGACGACATTCTTGGAAGAAAAGAGGGCGAGGCTTTGTGGCCGGAAAGATATCCAAGAGATGTGCTGCTTGCGACAAAGCAGAAAGTAGGCTCACGGGTATGGGCGGCTCTTTATCAAGGGAATCCACAAGACCCGGAATCGCAGAAGTTCAAGCGAGAATGGTTCAGGATGTATGATAACCTTCCGGCTGATATTGCTAAGCGCGGAGCCGGAGCAGATACGGCTACTTCTTTAAAGTCAAGCAATGATAACACATCATTGGTTGATGTATGCCGCGGTGAAGATGGCTTTCTTTATGTTGATGATTGTTTTTGCGAAAAGATTACAGTCAGCGGTTTCGCCAAGCACTTAGTCAATCAGCAGAAGGTTAATAAATATAACAAAGTCAAACTTGAGAAAAATAATGCCGGAGAAGCGTTTAAGCAACGCATTGATGAGATTTCCCGGGAAGAAGGCGTTGCGATTCCTGTTGAATGTGAACAGACATCAACTGACAAGATGGTGCGCGCAATGGAATTCCAGCCATTTGTTGAAAACGGCACATTAAGGTTTAAGCGCGGCAATAAGAAAGTCGCTGAACTAATTGAGCATTTAATTAATTTTGACGGCAAGGGCGGCGATATTGATGATGACATTGACGCTTTGGGGTTTGCTATTAAGGCGGCGCTTGATTCCGGAGATGGCGCGATATTCATTTCAACCCAGGATGTGTATTAGATTTGGAGGGATATATGTTTGCTGAATTTCCGGTAACGATTAATGTCAGTATAATGATTTGGATACATC